GGCAATACTAATCCTTCTGATTTTGATGATTTTGAACAAGATATACCTTTTTAAGTTCAACGGGCGAAAGCGTATCTCTAATGGTCTGACGGTTTGACCACAATATATTGCGCTCACTTTATATTAACGTGCGTGAGTAGCCCGCCATGCGCCTTTAGCTCAATTGGATAGAGCAACGGATTTCTACTCCGTAGGTTGAAGGTTCAATTCCTTTAAGGCGCACCATATTTAAGGAGTTTTAAATGTCTAATGAAAGTTTTTACGACAAGCTAATGAAGTTTGAAGAATACAAGTATTCAATGTATTTAATGTTAAAAGAAAAGCCAATGTCTATTCCTGACATTTTAGAGTTTTTTCCATTGACTAGAAGTGCTACGCAAAACATGATTGAGACTTTTGTAGTCAAAGGTCACTTAACTTTTTTTATAGACATAAATCCCAAAACGGGACGAAAGTTAAAATTCTATAAATTTACGGGTATTGAATATACAAAAAAAGAACGAGATGATTTTATTGATTTTTTTGTTAGGAATGGAACTTCTAAAGAAGTCGTAAAAGATGAAAAGAAACCTGATTGGTATAATCCTCATGCTACCGTTTACAAGCTGTTAGAAAAGAGGCGTGAGCCAGCCCCTAAAAATAAAACTCGTAGTGCTTATAAAGGCATAGGCTCAAGTTTTTTTATGTATGAGGGAATTTAACATGGATAAATTTATAGTAGCTTGTTGTGTGTTTAGCTTTATTACAGGAATGTTTACGGCGCACATGATTGAGCAAGGTCGGGGCTGCAGAATTGAAGTTGCACATGGGCAAGTAACTACAGTAACGATTGGAGAACGTGATGACTAAAGACGAAGCATTAAAGATGGCGATTGAAGCATTAGAAGACGCACAAAAATGTTTAATGGGGCATTTATTCCTTGAAAAACTACCTTATGTAGAAGCAATCAACGCTTGCAAAGAAGCACTAGAACAACCAGCAGAACCAAGATTAGTGTCATACGCACCTGATGGCTCTACTTGCACATTAAACATTGATGGTGAAGAAGTTTATTTTAATCGTGAACAACCAACGCAAGAACCTGTGGCTTGGATGAAAAGTGCATTAGATAATGCTAGAGATGTTTGTAAATATCTTGACCATGATATGGTTAAAGAAGCAAAAGCGCATACACAATTCTTTTGGAATGATTTGGATAAAATCAGAGAGTTTGATAACACCCACCCTCATCAATGGGTCGGATTAACGGATGAAGAGAAGATAAAAGCATTTAAAGCAAACCATTGCGATGATTTAGAAGATGCGTTTATGTGCGGAATACAATTTGCTGAAGTTATGCTAAAGGAAAAAAATTATGTCCTATAAAATTAAAATTCAATCAACAAACGATAATGACTCGGTAGAAGAAGCATTAATTGCAATGAGGAATATTAAAACTGTTGACGGAAAAATACTTGATAGAACAACACAAGCAAAAGCTCTTATGGGTGTATTAGTTAAGTTTGGTCATTTTGAAGAATTAAATGTATCTGCAAGAGAATGGCAAGGATTAACGGATGATGAGATAGATAAGATTTATGCAGACACCGAACCTAATTCAAAGATGGAAACTTATTATATGGTATTAAGTCGTGCTATTGAACAAGCATTAAGGAATAAAAATGGAAGATAAATACTTACAGATGCTTGGTCGTGCAGTAAGAAATATCTGTGTTGATGACAAAGAAGCATTAACTAACGAAGAAGTAGGATTAATTATTTATCAATACATACAAGCGTTAGAAAAAGAATCTATGCGAGATGCTAGAGATAAACTTAATGGAAAGGGCAAAGAATGAACAAGCATCAAGAGTTAGAACAGCAAATATTAAATGTTTGGGAAATAGATAAAGATATTAAAATGCTTGCTGATAGTGCCGACTGGACTGCAATTGACCCTATTTTTATGGATAGGTTGTTAAGTATTGCATCTGTTTATGAAATGAGAGTGGAACGGCTTTGGGGCGTATATGAAGAAGCGTTACAAGAATATTATAATATTAAAAATTTGAATGATGCACGAGATATAAATTTTAATGAACCGTCTTCATGTTTAGACTCTGCTTATGAACGTAAAGCAATGGAAGAAGGCTTGGTTAAAAATCCTGTATTTCCTGAAAATCAACTTGATGAATACCCTGACAATTCTAAGGATAGATAATGAATATTCAATTTAATTTTGATGATGAATCTGCTGTATTTGAAGTATTAGATGATTTTTTTGTAGCTATGCTTAAACGTGAATTAAAAAATCAAAAAAGTATGATTTATGAATGGAGTTCACAAGAAGATATGAAAATAACAAAAGCAAATATCAAAGCAATTAAACAATTATTAAGTGAGTATGACGTATGAAACCTAAAAAAATATTACTTGCAGTTTTAATGGCATTACAAGAATGGAAGCGATACAATCCCCAATAATAGGGGATAGACTCCACCACTACCATAGTGGCAAGTGGCTCTTGTAAAACGCTACAAAGATAGTTACTTTGGGAAAGGCTTGGAACGCTGGTCAGAATAAACCCTATAGCGTGTTGCATTTTCTTCTGACTGGCGCAAATCGCATCTATCTTAAACTCAAAATGCGAAATTCCAAGCAATAACTAGGGGGCGTAGATTTAATAGCTATTTCATGTAACGCAGAAAGCCGAAAAATTCGTTACTTGCTATATCCTCTAATGTCGGCTTAACCGCCCAAAAAAATGAGCCGTAAAATTAAAAATACGGCTCAAGTTACTTATTCATTTATCTATTCATAGATACCCTACAAGGTTGATTTTACAGACTTACCCTGCAAGATATAACTATTCATTTACTTATTCATAACATACATTGTCACTTCAAAGCCGAAACGCATTTCTGTAGTTGCTGGTTTAGTCCACATGATTTAGTCCTTAATCTATAACAAGCGAAATTGCTTGTATGTAATAATCCGCTAAATATTAAAGACAAGATATAGAGATAATCATTAAAATGTGAACCATAGTTTACATTTATGCTAATTTCTATACTAATAGTATAGTTTAGATAACATTTTTAAACTAATTCAATTTATCTATTTCTACCCACATACGCAAATCATCGCTACTAAACTCAATCAATCCCTTGTCTGTGTAAAGCGTGATAGTTTGATTATCATAATCAACCGCAACCGTTTCAATTACGTTGCCTAGAATTTTCTCACATAGGGCTTGATTATGGTCAGTCATGTTTTATCCTAGTAGTTATAGCGTTCTTTAAGAAATTTAATTGAAACTGCCATCTCATCATAAGCACCATCATGAACGTCATGTAATACATAAAATCCTCGCCAATGCTGGTTTCCTTGTGCGCCCAAGTAATTTTCTTCGTGTTCATAAAAGCTACCTGCAATGATAGCAGTCATTTCTTTACCATCGGCTCTACGACCATACGCAATTTGTCTGCCTTGTTGATGCCCAGCAAAACAACTCATGTGCTTTTTTGTCAGCAAGGCATTAGCCGTTGTTATTGGTCTACCCATCACGCCCGAAGTAAAGTAATGAGAATATGCTATTCCATCAATGGTAATGACTTCTAAAAATGGAATAACTTGCCAATCTTGATATGGAAGGTCATCGGTAGAAATAAGACCATCGAGTTTTCTATCCTCGTTAATGGCTCTGTTAATTCTGTTTTCGTGATTGCCTAATGTCAGCACCATGCGAGGCTTGTATTGTTTTTCTTTATTCTTTTTGGCTTTAGCATTAAATTCAAACAATGGAGTTAAAAGCGCATCCATCGCTTCACGAGCAGCCCAAACATCTTTTTGATAGCTACGACCTTCAAAAGATTTTAAACCTCTATCATAAGTGCTTAACGATTCCATATCTGCAAAATCTCCTATGCAAATTATGGTATCTACTTTCTTTTGAACTATAAAATTTCCTAAGCATCGAAGGTATGTGAAATCATTGCCTTCTTTAGCTTGAACGTCAGGAATAACTAAGTGTGTTATTGGTTTTTGCATAAAACCTTCCTACCAATTATATGATGCACCTACTCCAACAAAATAATCGGTTTTGCCATTGGTTGATTGGTCGATTGAACCAGTTGCTTTAATATGTATATCTTTAATATCTACAATTCCTTGATTCGCTTGCAATCTTACTGTAGTAGTTCCATTTTTAAT